TTAATTTTAATATCAATACATTAGACGCATCTGGCTTTGAAGATTTATTAGTTAGATCAAGAGGAACTATAACTTCTATTATTAACAATGCAGTTAATGAAAGAGGAGAGGGAAGTATAATCTAATGTCAGGTGCTTTTCCAATATCTACTGCTAAGTTTGAATCTTTAGGAATAAAGTCTATTCAAAATACTATTATCTCAAAAACTGTATCTGGTAAGAAACTTGCTAGACAAATAGATGGCCAAAGATGGGGATTTACTGCTAGAGTAATTACAGCAAAAAGAAGTGATGTTTATGGCGAACTTATGGCATTTATAATTAAACAAAGATCAGGCAAAGAAAATTTTACTATAATCCCACCAGAAGTAGAAGATGCTAGAGGTACTGCTAGTGGTACACCAAATGGTACAGCAAGTGTTGGAGATACATCTATTACATTAGGTGGTTCAGGTTCAGGAACTTTAAAAGCTGGAGATATGATTAAATTTGATAATCACGATAAAGTTTATATGGTCGTTGCAGATCAATCAGATATTTCTACAGGCACTCTAACTATTGAGCCACCTTTAACTACAGCAGTTTCTTCATCAGATATAACTTATGATAATGTTGCATTTACAGTTCACTTAACAAATGATGTTCAAGAGTTTGGTGTAGCTGGTGCAGATAAAGATGGTAATGCTTTATATCAATTTGAATTTGATGTAGAAGAAGCACTTTAATGAAAAAATATAAAATAACCCACAAGATAACTGCCGATTTTATTGCCGAAGTTATTGTGAATGAAGATCAAATAGATGCTAGTATTAACGATCTTAAAGAATACAAGAAACCTAATAGCAAATTTGAATATACTATGTTAAAAGGTACAGAAAGTGTAACTCAAACTAACTACGAATTATATGACGAGAAGCCTGACAACAGCAGTAAAGAACGAAATAGCGACTAATGATATTAGACCTATTCATCTTGTAACTATTGGCTTTTCTACTCCTGTTAATTTTACCGATTGTTCTTTTGATTTAACATCATCAATATCAGGCTCATCAGTTACTTATTCAGCATCAGATCATTTATTAGGTATATCTGACTTTTCAGAACAAACAGATGTAAGTAAATCTAGTATTACATTAACTTTATCTGGTGCAGATCAAAGTTTTATTTCAATAGTATTAAATGAAAATGTTATTAACGATACTGTAACTATTTATAGAGGATTATTAGATGATGATAACACTATATTTGCTGACCCTTTTTTACTTTACAAAGGAAGTATAGAAAACTTTGAAATACAAGAGCAACCAAAATCAAGTACATTATCATTATCTATCGTATCTCATTGGGCAGATTTTAATAAGAAGAATGGTCGTAAAACAAATAATACATCACAGCAAAGATTCTTTAGTACAGATGTTGGTATGGATTTTAGTTCTCAAACAGTACAAGATATTAAATGGGGTAGAGAATAATGCAAGATATTATCTCACTATATAGAAACTATCCTAAATATGATAATTTACACGATCTTGATTTACAACATCATATCAAGCCAAGTATATTTTTAAATCAATATAAAAAACATTATCATAATGATAAATTAGTTGGCTTTACTAATTGGGCTTATTTATCTGATTATGCTTTTAATCATTTTAAAGAAACAGCTAAGATAAATTACAAAGAATGGAACTCAGGAACTAACTTAGTATTTGTAGAATTTATTGCTATTAAGAATGTTAGAAAAATTTTTAAATGGTGTGTTAATATGGCCAACAAATTTAAAGGCATTAAAGATAATTTTACTTGGTTAAGAGTAGAAGATAATCAAATTAAAAGAATGGTAGTTAAGGATATATAATGGGTGGATTTGTAGGAAAAGTTATAAGCACAGTAGCTAAAGCATCAAAGTTTTTTGGCAATATGAATCCTTTGGTATCTTTGGGTATCACTTTATTTATTTCATGGGCATTAAGACCAAAAACTCCTGAGATTCCTGACTTTGGAACAAACGAATTTGATGATTTTGAAAAAGGTATATTACTTAATAAACAATCTAATGACGCAAATATTCCTGTAATTTATGGAGAAAGATTAACAGGGGGAGTTAGAGTTTTTATGGAAACTTCAGGAGACGATAACACTTACTTGTATATGGCTATCGTTATGGCAGAGGGAGAGATTAACGATATAGAAGAAATAAAAGTAGATGATAAAGTAGTTACATTTGCATCTAGTTTTTCAGATGGTACAGCAGTTGAGGTAGATAGTGGAGATGCTAATTTTTATAAAGATAGTGAAAGTTTAATTAGAGTAGAGCCTCATTATGGAACTGATGGTCAATCAGCATCATCTTTATTATCTACATTATCATCTTGGGGAAGTAATCATAAATTATCTGGTCTATGTTATTTAGCAGTTAGGTTTAAATGGAATCAAGACGCATTTACAGGGATTCCAAAAGTACAAGCTAAAATACAAGGTAAGAAAGTTAAAACTTATAATGCAAGTCTAGTAGAGCAATCAGCAAGTTATCAAACTAATCCAGCGTGGTGCTTATTAGATTATTTAACTAATGCTAGATATGGAAAAGGATTAGCAGTAAGTGAAATAGATTTACAATCTTTTTATGATGCTTCATTAATTTGTGAAACACAAGTAACTCCATATTCAGGTGGTACTGATATAAATATTTTTGATATTAATACTGCATTAGATACTTCAAAACCTATTATAGATAATGTTAGAGAGTTCTTAAAAGGTTGTAGAGGTTATTTACCTTATAATGCTGGTAAATATAATTTAATTATTGAAACAACAGGAAGTGCATCAATTACTTTAACAGAAGATAATATCATAGGTGGTTACTCATTATCTACTCCAACAAAGAATGATAGATACAATAGAGTTATAGTTGGATTTGTGAACCCAGCTCGTAATTTCCAAGTTGATGAAATACAATGGCCACCAATTTCAGATTCAGGATTACCAAGTGCAGATCAACACGCAACAATGAAAGCTGATGATGGTGGTTTTTTATTAGAGGGTAGATTTAATTTCACAACAATAACTTCACAATATCAAGCAGAAGAAATGGCAGAGGTAATACTTAGAAGAAGTAGAGAAGCATTATCTTTAGGTATTAATGTTGATTTTAATGGTTATGATTTAGCGATTGGAGATATAGTTAATATTACACATTCTTCTTTAGGATTTTCTGCTAAACCTTTTAGAGTTATTGGAATTACTTTTAATCAAGATTTAACAGTAGGATTATCACTTGTTGAATATCAAGATAATCATTATCAATGGTCAGAAAAGGCAGAGGCAACAACTATACCAACAACTAATTTACCTAATCCATTTACTATTCAACCACCAGCAAGTGTTAGTTTAGGAGATACTTTAATTGAGTATAACCAAACACCACTTATTGCTTTAGATGTAACTATAGGTGCTTCTCCTGATAGTTTTGTTGATTTTTACCAAGTTGAATACAAATTAAGCACAGATAGTAATTTTATAATTTATGCACAAGGCTCAGGTTTAAATCATAGAGTTTTAAATGTTAAAGAACAAGGTATTTATGATGTTAGAGTTAAAGCTGTTAATAGTTTAGGCGTATCATCAACTTATATTTCTGCACAACATACTGTTGTTGGAAGTACAGAACCACCAAGTGATGTAACAGATTTTAGTTGTAATATTATTGGTTCAGAGGCTCACTTAAATTGGGAACAGATACCTGATGTAGATTTATCACACTATCAAATAAGATATTCAACATTAACAAGTGGTGCAGAATGGAATAATAGTGTTTCTTTAATTGAAAAAGTATCTCGACCAGCAACCTCAATTTCAGTTCCAGCTAGAACTGGAACTTATCTGATAAAAGCTGTTGATAAATTAAATAATTTTTCAATTTCTGCCACAAATATAGTTACCAACATATCAAGTATTGGAAACTTTAATTCAGTTGCAACTCAAACTGAAGACCCAACATTTTCTGGTAGTAAAACAAATTTAACATTATCTAATAATCAATTAAGACTTACTGATCTTGATTTAGATGGTATTTATGAATTTTCAGCACCAGTTGATATAGGTGCTATTCATACAGCTAGAGTTACAGCAACAATTACACAATTTGCAGAAGACCCAACAGATTTATTTGATAGTGCTAGTGGTTTATTTGATTCAAAATCTGGTTCATTTGATGGCGATTACGCATCTAACTCAAATGCTCATTTAGAAATAGCTTTATCAGATGATGGAGTTACTTATACAGATTTTAAAAACTTTGTTATTGGAGATTATACAGCTAGATATTTTAAATTTAGAGCCTATTTTATTTCAAGAGATCAATTAACAACACCTGTTATAACAGGATTATCTATTTCTATTGATATGGAAGATAGAATATTTAGTGGAAATGATATAACTTCTGGTGCTGGAACTTATACAGTAACATTTACAAATCCATTTAAAACAACAAGTTATGCTGTTGGTATCACAGGAGAAAATATGGCAACTGGAGATTATTTTACAGTTTCTAATAAAACAATTAATGGTTTTGATGTATCATTTTTCAACAGTTCTGATACAGCAATTTCACGAGATTTTGATTACATAGCTAAGGGCTATTGATATATGAAAACAAAAGGAGTATAAACGCATCATGGCACAACACGATTACGACATAGCAAACCAAACATTCCCAAGTTTTAGATCAGATTTAAACTCTGTTTTAGAAGCTATTAATACTTCTAATTCAGGAACATCAAGACCAAGTTCAGCAGTTGCTGGAACTATTTGGCTAGATACTACCTCAGCGACAACACCTACTTTAAAATTTTATGATGGTGCAGATGATATATCTTTAGCAACTTTAGATTATTCAGCTAATACAGTTAATTGGATTGATAGCACAGTAGTATTTGATATTGTAAATGACACAACTCCACAATTAGGTGGAGATTTAGATGTCAATGGAAATTCTTTAGTTTCAACATCAAATGGCAATATTACATTTACACCTGATGGAACAGGTAAAGTAGTTATTAGTGGATTAAATTATCCAACATCAGATGGAACAGCAGATCAAGTTTTAAAAACAGATGGTTCTGGTAATTTATCTTTTGTAGATGCTTTTAGTGGAATATCTTGGCAATCCGTTCAAACAACAGGTTTTACAGCAGTAGCAGGTAATTCTTATCCTTGTAATACAACATCAGCAGGATTCACAGTTACACTTCCTGCAACTCCAAGTGTTGGAGATCAAGTTCAATTAGTAGATTATGCAGGTACTTTTGACACAAATAATCTTACTATTAATCCCAATGGGAATAATATTAATGGACAAGGATCAAATGTTTTGGCTATTAAAGATAGAGAGGCAATAACATTAACATATATAGATTCAACACAAGGTTGGCTTCCTAGTTCTGGTTATCAAGAAGGAACAGAAGGATTGTCAACACCTTATTCATTTGATGCTTTAGTTATTGCTGGTGGAGGCTCTGGAGGAGGTGCTGGTGATCTAGGTGGAAATGGTGGAGGAGGCGGAGCAGGTGGATATAGAACATCAACTCAATCAGTAAGTATTGGAACAGTAATTACAGTAACAGTAGGAGATGGTGGTGCTTCTCCATCAACAAATAGTAATGTTGGTAATCAAGGAAGTTCATCTTCAATATCAGGTTCAGGTTTAACAACAATAACTTCTGCTGGAGGAGGCGGAGGTGCAGGAAGTCCTACTAATACAGGAACAAGCGGAGGTTCTGGTGGTGGTGCTGGTCAAACTTCTTCTGCATCAGGTGCTTCAGGAAATGTTCCAAGCACATCTCCAAGTCAAGGTAATGATGGTGGAGATGGTTTTGGTGGAGGGCCAAATTATGGTGCTGGTGGAGGTGGCGGAGCAGGTGCTGTCGGTGGAAATGGTACATCAACAGTAGGTGGTTCTGGTGGAAATGGTACAGCTTCTTCAATCACAGGTTCTTCAGTTACAAGAGCAGGTGGCGGAGGCGGTGGTGTATATAATGGTGGAACTGGTGGTTCTGGTGGCTCTGGTGGTGGAGGAAATGCCACTCAAAATAGTAATGGCTCTGCTGGAACAGTTAATACTGGTGGTGGAGGAGGAGGTGGTGCTTGGAATCCAGGAAGTTCATATGTTACTGGTGGAGCAGGAGGAAAAGGTGTAGTTATTTTAAGTGTACTAACTGCTAATTATTCAGGTACAACAACAGGTTCGCCAACAGTTACAACAAGTGGAAGTAATACAATAATGCAATTTAATGGATCAGGGAGTTACACAGGATAATGTCTAGTTTTGCAAAAATAGGTTTAAATGGAAAAGTGATTGAAGTTCAATCGGTAGTTAATGAAGTTTTACATGATGCTGATGGAGTTGAACAAGAAATTAATGGAATAGATTTTTTAACTAAATTAACTGGTTGGTCTATTTGGAAACAAACATCTTACAATACTCATGGTGGAGTTCATAATAATGGTGGTACACCTTTTAGAAAAAATCATGCTAGTGTTGGATATACTTATGATGAAAATAGAGATGCTTTTATTCCACCAAAACCTTTTAATAGTTGGACATTAAACGAAACAACTTGTCTTTGGGAATGTCCAGTTGCTTATCCTGATGATGGTCAAATATATAATTGGAATGAAGCAAACCAAACTTGGGATTTAATTGAATAAAATTACTAGTGGTGTGAAAGAATCTGTAATACAAAATTTATTTTCAACTCCTATCTATATGAATAATTTAGATAGATCATTTACAAAACAAGAATTACAATTTGTAGGAAATCAAAAAAATCATTGTACTAAAAATCAAGGGAATATTAACACAAAAGACAATTATATTTTAAATAGAAAAGAATTTAAAAATATAAAGAAGTTTTTAGATCAATGTTGCAAAGATTATTTAGAGAAAATTATTTGTCCAAAAAATAATATAGAACTTTATATAACTCAATCTTGGTTAAACTACACAGAAGAAAATCAATATCATCATCAACATACACACCCTAATTCAGTTATATCTGGTGTTTTATATTTTGATTGTGATAAAGAAAATGATAAAATTAAATTTACTAATTCAAAACCTTATCAACAAATAAAACCAGAAGTATATCAATATAATATTTGGAACTCTGATACATGGTGGTTTGCATTAGAAACTGGTCAATTAGTTATGTTTCCATCATCAACAATACATCAAGTTGAAACTAAAAAAGGAACTAATACTAGAATAAGTTTAGCTTTTAATACTTTTTATAAAGGTACAATAGGCTCAAATAGTAATTTAACTGAATTGATTTTATAACCCTAAAATGTTATAAATTCATCTGCAAGTGGGTATTACCTCCACACCACATACTCACTTGCTTTATTATGATAAAATTCATCAATATATTAAAACATTGGAAGACTAACTTATGGAAGAAATCAAAGAACGAATTAAACAACATGAGGGGTATAGGAATACTGTGTATTCCGATAGTTTGGGTTTCGCTACTATTGGCTATGGTCATCTTGTATTACCCTCTGACAATTTCGTTGAGGGTGCTACTTATGATAAAGAAACTCTTGAAGAAGTCTTTGATAATGATTTTAAAATAGCATTAGATTCAGCTAGAGAATTATTAAGAAATATAGAACATAATCATATTGTATTTGGTGTCATTGTTGAGATGTGTTTCCAATTAGGCAAACCACGAGTAATGAAATTTAAGAAAATGTGGGAAGCATTAAGAGAAAAAAACCTTGATAAAGCTAGTGCAGAAATGATAGATAGTAATTGGCACAAACAAACCACAAAAAGATGTGAGAGTTTGGCTAGTATAATGAAGAACGCAAACAAATAGGAGAATATTATGCCAATGGGAAAAGGAACTTATGGGTCTAAAAGAGGAAGACCACCAATGAAGAAAAAGAAAAAAACTAAAAAGAAGAAGAAATAATGGCTACAAAGAAACCTATATATGCTAAAGCTAGACCAAAAAGATTAGGCAAACCAAAATCTTTTAATAAAAAGTCTAAGGCTTATAAATCAGCTAAAAGAAAAGCTGATAAGAAGTTTGGTAAAAAGGTTTCTCTGTATAAAAACATATTCATTTCACAAGCTATCAAAAAGTACAAACCTAGAAAGAAGAAATAATGAACGGATATACAACAACAAAAACTTTAAGTGAGTTTATTAATAAACGACCAATGAAGAAAAAAAAGAAGAAGAAAAAAGGTAAAAAGAAATGAGTATAAACCATCTAACACAAATGCCATTAGGACTTGCCATTCAAAGAGGCAATATTCCTAATTTTTCTGGAATACAAAAGTTTGGTTACAACACAGCAGTAGGGACAGTATTTGAAACAATTTGGGAAAATGGAAGTTTATATTCTTATCCAACAAGTTCAACTACAGCAGTAGCAACATCTACTTCTACTGATGACAATGATAGTTTAGTGCATATTTATGGCTTAGATTCTGATTGGGATTTAGCTGATGAGGTAATCACAGTTGGTGGTTCAGCTTCTACAACATCTTTTATAAGAGTATTTAGATCAGTTTTAACAAATGCTAATACAGGAATTGTTAATGTTGGTAAGATTACAACAACAGTTAATTCACTTCCTGTTTCAATTATTGATGTTGGTTATGGTCAATCACTTCAAGCAATTTATACAATTCCTAGAAATTATAGAGGCTATCTAATGTCTATTGATGTTGGAACAAGTAAGCAAAAAGAAGTTGAGGCTAAATTTATGCAAAGACCTTTAAATGGAAATACTTTTCAAACTAAATCATTAATTACTTCATTTGGAACACCATTTAGAAAAGACTATCTAGTACCAGAAATTTTATCAGAAAAATCAGATTTAGAGATAAGAGCCAAAGCAGATGCTACAACATCAATTTCTGCTGGATTCCAATTAATCTTAGAGAAAGTGGTTCAAAGCTAATGAGTAAGAGACCTAAAACAACTGGCGAACATATAGTTGCTCTTTATGGTCATATTACAGGATTAAAAAAATCGATAAGCACAATTCAGAATAATCATCTCAAGCACTTGCATCAAGATGTGGAAAAGATAAATGATAAATTTGATAAACTTATTTTTTGGATAGTAGGTGGCATTGGTGCGATAGCTTTGATATTTCTAGCCCAAGTGCTTTACTTTTTATCTAAATAATATACAACACATAATTGTATGATTTATAAATCAGTTTTGATTATCAGCGATACTCACATACCCTACCATGTACCAGAATTAATACCTTACTTAAAACTGTTAAAGAAAAAATATTCATTTGATAAAGTAATTCATATTGGAGATGAATTAGATAAACACGCATTATCATTTCACGATTCTGACCCTGATCTTCCTAGTGCTGGAGATGAATTAAAATTATCTTTACCTACTATACATGAATTAGAAAAATTATTTCCACAAATGGATTTGATGGACTCTAATCACGGAAGTTTAGTTTTTAGAAAAGCATTAAAACACGGAATACCAAAAGCATATTTAAGAAACTATAATGAATTTTTAGAAGTAGGAAAAGGCTGGAAATGGCATGATGATTTAACAATAGATACACCACTTGGTAAGGTTTATTTCTGTCATGGTAAAACTGCTGATGTATTAAAGTTAGCACAAAGCATGGGAATGAGTTGTGTTCAGGGACACTATCATAGTTCAATGGGTTGTAGATGGTACGGCAATAGTTTAGGCCTGTATTATGGATTACAAGTTGGTTGTATGATAGATAATAAATCTCTCGCATTTAGATATAACAAAGTTCAAAAAGCTAGACCACTTATAGGTTGTTCTGTTATTAAAAATGGACTCCCAATAATAGAACCTTTTATTAAAGATAAATCTGGCAAATGGATAGGTAAATTACTCTAATATATGCCTTTAAAACGCCATAGAGCCAC